GCCAACTCCTCTTAGAGCGTCTACAGAAGCTAGACCATAACGCTGTGACATATCATAAGCTGATTGTCCAAGTTTTTCTTGAGCCTGTCTTGCAGCCTCTCTAGCTTTGTATGCTTCAATATCGAGCTTACCTTGTTCTTGAAATGATTTTTCAGTCATTGCATAAGCACTTTGCATATACTTTTCTTGAGCTTGTCTTGCAGCTTCATTTTGTTGTGCTGCTGTTAAACCAAGTTTAGATGCTGCTTGTCGTGCTTGTTCTCCTGCTTGATATGCAGATTGTCTAAATTTTTCTTGTGCTTGTCTTGATTGTTCTGTTTGAGCAAATGCTGACTGTCTAAACTTTTCTGCTGCTTGTCTAGCTGCTTGATTTTGTGCTCTAGCATCCATACCCATTTGTGCGGCTTTTTGTCTAGCTTGTTCAGCAAATTGAAAAGCTCCTTGTTGCATTTGTTCTTGTGCTTGTCTAGCTTGTTCACTAGCACTAAATTGTTGTAAACCAAATTGTGCTGCACCTAGACCTGTAGCTCTTTCTGCTGCAAGTTGTTGTTGTGCTGATTGAAAAGCATCTTGACTGCCTTTTGTTTGTATATCACTTAACTGTTGTCCTAAATTACGTTCTCTTTCTGCTTGTAAAATAGCTTCACGATAACCTCCTAATCCACCTGATTGAGTAGCTGCATCAGCAGTTTTATCAGCCATCATTTCTGATTGTCTTGTTGCTTCTCTTTTAGCTACATCAGTTACAGCTTGTTGATATGGTGACATAAATCTACTTATGTTTTCTTCATATCCTAATGGTGTATAAGCTGGACCTACATCACCTGCTTGATATTGTGATGCTCTTGCAAATGGATTATAAGTAGAATATGTATCTTGAGGTTGATATTGTGATTGCAATCCTCTAGCACCAAAACCTAATCCAAGTTCTCTAGCTTGATATCCAGAACCTACAAGACCTGCTTGATAACCAGAACCATATCCTTGTGCATCATATGGAGTTCCTAAATAATCAGCTTGATATCCTGAACCATATGGTCCTCCTAACATAGCTGCTCTTTGTGATGCTAGTTGATATTCTTGAGGAGTGCCAGCTTGTGCATAGCCTCTAGTCATTGCTTGTGATGTTAATTCATCAGGAGAAAAATAAGCTATTCTTTCTCCACCATATGTTGAATATGGCTGATTAGATTCAGCTTCGCCTCTTTTTAAAAGTCGTTCAAAATACGGCTGAACATATTCTGGTAAATCTGTTTGTGTTACTGTTGTTTCTGTTGGTGCTGATGAACCGCCACCACCTTTAAAATATCTCATTATTCATTGTCCTCAAATTCATATTCAAAGAATACTGCTGTTTTTTTCCAATTTTCTCTAGCTTTAATCCAATTCCAAAATCCCTCTCTACCAACGCCTTCTATACCAATACAATCATTAGCTTTAGCCCATTTATAAATAACTTTAAGACCTCTATCAGCCCAGTCATTCATTTTTTTACCAGTTACATGGTCAATATTTAACATACGTTTACCAGTAGGATATTGATTTATTTTAGTAATAGCACATCCAACTATATCTAGACTTTCTTTGTCAAAAATAATCCATAATGAAGCTTTATTATTTAAACAATCATAAAACACATCTTGTGGTGTACTTCTACCATTAGAACGCTTACAAGATTTTTCTAAAAGTTTTTCACATTGTTGCCATACAAGAGTTAATCTATCGCTAGGCATTAACGATATTTCAAAACCTTTTTCTACTTCTACTTCTTTTTTTATTATTTCTGTTACTTGATTCATGCTGGTAATACTTTATTTGGGTTTAATGGTGGAGCTTGTGTTTTACCTCCAGTTTTAGCCATTCTTACTCTATCTAACATTCCATCTAATTGTTTAGAACCTGCATCAGAACTTCCATCACCTAACATAGATACAACATCTGCAGGAATAATATATTCATCTTGAGATACAGCAGCTATTGGTTTATCACCTATATTCATAGGTAAGTCATCTGCCATGCCACTATTACCAACGCCTTCTATCAATCCTTCTGTTTGTGCATCTGGATTACCTGCTGCTTGTTTTAAGATTTTATCTCTTAAGAACATAAATTGTTCAGCACCATATTTTTCTACGAAAGCATTTATTGCATTTTCATCATCAATTTCGCCAAGAATAAACATAATTACATTTTGTGTAACTGGGTCTTGCATCATATCTGTTTGACCGCCTTCTTGATATCCCATTGCTTCTACAGCTTCTCTACCTTTTTCTGTTTTAGCTAAAGCTTTTAAGCCTTCATTAGGTAGTTCTTTACTAGTATCTCCACCTTCTGCAAACATAGGTGCTCCAAAGATACCGCCTCTTCCACCACCTGGTCCACCAATAGACATAGGAGGAGGAGTATTAGCTGGTGCTCCTGGTGTAGGTATTGATTGAACAGAAGATTTTATAGGTTGAACACCATAGCGGTCACTAAAACTTTCTGGTCCTTTAGTTTCGTATTGCATAATAAAATCTGCAGGAGGTCTAGCTCTCATATCTGTTACACCACCGCCTGGTCTACCAATAGACATAGGAGGTTCTACAGGTCTTGGTGCAGGTATTGTTACATCTGCTCCACCTTCAATAGGTATTGTAAATGAAGGAGATGGTGTTATAGGGTTAGGTAATGATGGAGTTGGTCTATCATAAAATCCTGGTGTTCCTCCAGGAACATTAATAGGAGGTCTACCTATAGATGGTGGCTCCATAACTGGATTACCTGAATTATCATAAATATATTCTGGACCAGCAGTACCAAGTGGGAATCTACCATAACCTGACCCTCCTAATGTTCCTACTGTAAAATCATCTTCAGGTGCTGAAGGAGGTACATTTTTAACAGCTCCTTTTCTACCTCCTCCTATATCTCCAGGAGGTAATCCAATAGGAGGTATACCACCGCCAGTACCACCGCCAGTACCGCCACCAGTTCCTCCTCCAGTACCACCGCCAGTACCACCTCCATCATCAGGAGGTGTTTCTACTGGTGGTTGATAAGGTACATATGGTTGGTAAGGCATTGGTTGTTGTGTAAATCTTGCATAAGGATTTAAAGTTTGTTGCATTTGTGGTACACCATAAAATCCTTGATAACTGGGTGATTGCATAAATGGATTGCCATATCCTGCAAATTGAGGAGGTGGAGGTGGAGTAAATCCATAACCACCTTCATTTCTAAAACCACCTCTAGGAGGCATAGGTTGCATACCACGATTACGACCAAACATACCACCAAATAAACCACCTCTTCCTCTAGAAGGTTGACTATATCCTCCTTGAAAAGATTGAGGGCTTTGAAAATTACCTAATGGGTTATAACCTAATGATGTAGCACTTGGATTTTGTCCTGTAAAATAAGAATATTCAGGCATAAAACCTGGCATAAAACCTCTACCTATTGGTCTTGGTGTTCTTCTTGGTGGTGTACTATAAGCATTAAAACCACCACCTATACCATTTAATTTACTATAATCTAATCCACTATAACTATTTTCATAACCATATGGAGCATCAGGAACCAAATTATTTCCCATACCTCTAATAGTTTCACCAAAAGCATAACCAGTTCTACCACCATCTGCAAAAGTTGTACTACCACCTTCTTTCATTGGTATTTGTTCAGGATACATTTCATACATTCTTCTTTTACGCTCTTCATCATCTTCTGCTAGTTGAGCCATTTGTCTTTCAAATTCTTCTTGTGATTCCATTACTGCAGTTCCGCCCATGCCTACTCCTGCTGGAATATATGCTCCAGGTTGCATTAATCCTGTAGCTAAATTACCCACACCTTCACTAAAACCTCCTGAAAAAGCATCTGTTCCAGCTTGAAATCCACCTCTTGCTGTATTAGAAAGATATTCTTGTGCTGCTGTTTGACCTGCCTGTGCTATTCCTGGTTGTGCTGCTGCTAAACTTTGTTGTACTGCTAAATCTCCTGCTGCATTTAATGTAGGTGCTACTGGACCAACATTACTAACTGTAGAAGTAATTAAATTAGGGTCTGTCATAGCTGCTTGAGTTGCTGCCTCTGTTGCTGTTTGTGTTGCTGCTGTAGTTGCATTTGCTGCTTCTGCTGCTGCTCCTGCACCCTGTAATGCAGTTCCTAAACCATAACCTGTTAAACCAGCTAATAAACCTTTTTTAATATCGCCTGTAACAGCAGTTTGTGCTAAACCAGAACCAATAGCAGAAGCTAATAAAGTTTTACCAGCTAATAATCCTCCTGTACCAGCTAATAAACTACTACCTAACATACCACCAACAATAGGTGCTAAGAAAGGCAAGAAAGCTTCTGGTTGTCCTGTATCAGGATTTATAGTCAAAGGCACTTGTGATGCTAATCCTTTAACTTCTGCAGGATTTACATGAAGAAGCATAGAATCGCCAAAACGACCTTGTGCTGCTACGTTTTTAGTTTGTTGTTTAATATCCATTTATCTATCTTCCTCTGTGGTTTCACATCCAAATAAATTAAAACTTAAATCTCCTGAACTTGCATATACTTTTACTACATCTGTTTGATTTAATGTAATGCCTATTACATGAGCTTCTGTTGTATTTGCTGCTAATGATTTATCATAAAATAAATACTCTTTATTGCCTGTAGTAGCACCTGCTACTGATACATTTACTCTATATGTTCTAGCAGAACCAGAACGATTACATACAACTATAGAACTAACTGTTGTTTGTGACATATCAGGTACTGTATACAAAACTGTTTCAGTTGTTGCTGCTGGTGCTGCTTGACCTAAAACTTTTAAACTATCAGACACTTTTAGCTCCCATTAATAAGAATTGATGTCTTTTAATACTTTTACTTATAGTAATATCTTGCATTTTTTGCAGTCTACCTATATCTATACCTAAATCTTGTACTGCTTGTTCTATAATTCTTCTTGTTACAGCTTCATCATTTGAATTATATTCTTGTTGTGCTAGTGGTAATGCTATTGATTTAGAATGTGCCATTATCGTTTTCCATCAGGTCTTATATCTAATCTAACATCACCAAGTCTCCAACCAAAGTCACTTGATGTATTAGATACTCGTATTGCACATTGTCTACTTCTAGCTCTTGTATTTGTAAATGTAGAAGCTGGTGTAACTGATACTGTAGATAAAGTAGATAAATCTTGTAATGGATAATCTCTACCTTTAATAGTTATAGTTACAGTATCTGATGTACTTTGTTGGTCTCTAAACTCAACATCAGGTATTATTTTATTTACAGCCATATATTTTTCACCATCTGGGTCTAAATCAAAATCACTTGATTCTATATATGCTGTAAAACTACTACCATTATTACCATGACCTACTTCATGTTGATATAAGTAATTATTATTATCTGTGCTACTGTTTTTACTTGCTGCTATGGGATAATCTAATATTAAAGCTTCATCCCATGCTGTTCTTACAAAATCATCTGCTGTTGTGCCAATAGACCAAACATTTTCTAAATAATTATACATAACGTATTTATCTATTTCTGTACTATCTGCAGATGGATAGAACCACATAATTTCATTTGCATTATTATTTACTGCACCAAATATTTTAAATGCTTGCCCTAGATTAATATCACTTAAAACATAATCTAATACAGTACATGGTAATCTTTGAGCACTACCTGAATAGCTGTAGAATCCATGATTATCCATAAAATAAACTTGGTTATTAGCATTTACTGCTGCATTAGGAGATATAAGCGATGGACCATTAGCAACTTCATTAAATGAAAATACAAAAGGTGCACCTACAAATCTCATAGAAACTATACCTGAATCTGTCCAAATAAGTATTTCTTGTCTTGTTCTTAAAGCACCTATTATTGTAGAACCCATTGATAGTTGTACTCCACCAGCTTGATTAGTAGCTGTTGGTGTCCAATTACCAGCACTTTCTGTATCAGAAAATCTTACAAGTAAGGGGTCTATATTAGCTGAACCAATAGGATTACAACCAAAAGCTATAACGTGTTTATCAACATCTGACATCATTACTTGAAATGTTGCTGTTGGCACATTGCTAGCATCAGCTAAAGTAGTTGCATTTACTGCTCTTGTATTTGTTCCTGCAGATTCATCCCAATAATAAATGCCTGCACCTCTAGGATTTAATAAAGTATCATCACCAAAATTATCTATAGACCATAATCTTAATTGATTACTAGGTGTTAAGTTACTTGTTGAACCCCAACCACCTGTACCCCATGTGCTTGCACCCCAACCTGTAGATTGTACATAAACATCTAATCCTGAATTAAGTTGATAAACTGCATCTGTTGCAGAGCCACCAGTACCACTTTCATCACTTGAATTTGCAGTTACAGTTGTTCCTGAAGTATCTTTTGCAGTTATTTCATAAGTATTTGTGCCTGTTACTAAAGTAATTTGATATTCTTGATTTAACACATTAGCAGTAATGTTACCGCCTAAAGATACTGCAGAACTAAATGTAACAAAATCTCCTGTAACAGCACCATGACTAGCATCTGTAACTGTTAAAGTAGAGCTGCCATCAGTAGCAGAAAAAGTAGCACTATTAGTCGTTGTTGCTCGTATGGGGGTAACATCATTATAATTTTCACCTTCTAATACATAAAATTTTTGATGAGTTCCTAAAGTAATATAGTTTGAACCTACTGCAGTTCTATATGAATAAATTTTTCTTGATGTGCCTATAAAAGAATCATTAGTTTGTTTTTGCCAACCACCTATTCTTTCTGGTCTGCCTTTTCTAAAACGAACTTTATCTGCATCAAACCAACCACCTTCGTTACTATAATTAGTACCTTCTTTATTTATTCCTGGTCTAAATACATATTTGCGTAATGGCATTATTAAACCTCATGCCATTGTTTGTCCTGAAAATGTAAAGCTTCAGCTTCTCTTCTTCTAATTAAGCCTTGTAAAACTTTACCTCCAGCTTTGTTCCATCTTTTAATTTGTGCTGGAACTTCATCATATTCGCCTTTATTTAAAACTTTTAGTAATGTTGAAGCTGCTAAATTTGTTGGTCCTAAATTAAAAACCCATGAAACAAGAGCATCAAATTGATTTTGTTTTAAATCTACAGTAACCATATCATGTATATAACTTTCATATTCATTCATTTCATGTGCTAATAATTTATCTGCATCTTCTTGAGTTATGGTATCACCTTCTTTTACATCTTTAGTAGAACCATATCCTATAGTCCATACACCTGCTGCACATTTATATGCTTCTAGCTCACAGCCTTCAAACTTTTTAATTAAAGCTAACCCCTCTTGAGAAATATTCATTTTATTGCTCCTTTTGCTTTGTAGTAACTTTTCTATAATAAACGACAACTTCTTTAACTTCATTTATATACCTTTTTAATTCTTGCATATTGTATGCCATAAGTTCATAGTCAGAGATAGACATAGCAACAAATACAACCTGTCCTTGGTCTTTTTCTATTTGTTTTAAAAATTCATCTAAATTTTTACTTGATACAACATACCAATGAGGGTCTTTTAAGTCTATTTCTCTAGGCATAATAGGTTGAACTATAGTTCTTTCTATTGGCTTAGATATGACTTCTACTTGTTGTTTACTGGGTATCAGACTGCAACTGCAAGCCATCATCAAGACTGTCAATGTTACGACTATCTTCTTCAATGCTATCAAATACATCTTTAGTTCCTTTATTAATACGAGGCTGTATAAGACCTGGTTTAGCTGCTGCTAGTTTAGTTAAATCATGTCTTTTAAATATATCAAGATATCTATTCATTTCTTGTTGTATTTTTTGATTACGATTTTGTATTTCTAACAAACTATTTGTTTGCAAAGTGAAATCATTTTGCAATGATTCTATAGCAGCCTTTTGTTCTTTATCTCTTAATTCAAAAGCTTGATTTAAAGCAGATAATTTATTGTTCTGATTCCAGAAAAAATAATTGCTTAATAATAAAACTGCAATTACTCCTATTAATATCTTACTCATCTTATGCCCATGTATATACTTGTAATGGTTTTTCTTTACCTTTTACTTCTATTGGTTTTAATAATTTTAACGCAAATCTAGACTTTTTGGCAGTTTCTTCGCCTATTAAAGTTTGTACGCCTGCAATTTTTGTACTAGATTCTAATCTTGCAGCTACATTACATGGGTCGCCAATTAAAGAAAATGCAAATCTATCAGTAGCTCCAAAATTACCTGCAATACAAATACCGCTATTAACTCCAATACCTATTGCTATCTCAGGTATACCTTCTTCTTTAAATTTAATATTTAACTGGTTAATGTTTTTTTCTATTTCTTTTGCTGCTTTAAGTGCTAAATTATAATGGTCATCTTGTGGAATTATTGTATTCCAATGAAACATACCAGCATCACCAATAAATTTATCAGTACAACCAAAATATTTATTAGCTGCTTTTACTTGAACATCTAATACATTATTCATTATGTATGTAACCATTTCGGGTTCTACTGTTTCTGATAAACTTGTAAATCCTCTAAGGTCTGTAAATATAATACTACAATTAACTCTATTACCATTTACTTTACAAAGTTCTGGATTATCTTGTAATTTTTTAACCATTCTTGGGTCAAGATATTTACCAAACTGTTTTTTAATTTGTTGTCTTAGCTTGTATTGCTCTCTAAATCGTAAATAAAAACCTATAGATGCTGTTATAAACTCTGATATTACAGTCCAACTTACATCAATTAATAATCCACGCTGTATAAACCAATGTCCAAAAAATATTGTTGTAAAGAATAATAGACCAGTTAATGTTATTCCTGCCGTCATTCCAAAAATATTTATACATAACCAAACTGCAATTACTAATATCACTAGAATTAATAATTCAACAGCTAAATGCCAATCAGGAATATAAGGACTATCTTGTATTAAGATTGATTCTGCTAGTGCAGCTTGTATTTTATGTGGCTCTAATAAACCAACTGGTGTTGCAATCTGTGGCATAACACCATTAGCAGTTACACCTACTATTACAAACTTACCATTTACATTCATTTCTTGTAAATCAGTTTGTGGAGTATCTACCCAACTTATCCACTTACGACCAAGACTATCTGTTTTGACTGGTGGTATTCCTCTAATTGATATTTCTTCTATACCATTATCATTAGTTTTTATAATGTATGTTTTAACATCAAAGATAGATTTATATATTTGAGTACCAAAACTAGGTATCCAATTATTATCTGGTGTTTTAACTAAAAGAGGAATTCTTCTTACAAGTTGGTCTACCTCGGTGGGAGCAATGGCTAAACCCTGCAATGTATTATTTGTAAGAGTGTTCAGGTTTTCCTTAACTCCCAAACTTACTATACCACCATTATCCTCACCTTTCACTACTGTTCCTGTAGGTTTTGGATAATTACCTTTACCATCTTCAAACATGGCTATAACAGATGGTGCATATCCTAAAGACCTGCCAAACTGTATATCTCCACCAAATCTATCAGCCTGTGGAAAAGATATTACCCAACCAACCCCTATAGCACCTTTACTAATCAAATCTATATTTATTTCAGCTAATCGTTTTCTTGGCAAAGGATAACCACCTTCACGTTCTACATCATCTTCGGTAATATTTAATATTACAAAATTACCACTTGGTTCTGGTGTAGATATAAAATTATCAAATACTTTTAGTTTTAATATTTCTGTTGGTATGCTTTGAAATAATAAAGGTAATGATAATATTATAACTATTGGTATTATTAATTTTTTCATTAACTACTCTGTTTTATTTTAATTACAGAATCTCCACCACCATTTATCTTTACTGTATTTGATACACCATCTTGTATAAAAATAACTGTATAAGCATTTTCTGTTTGTAAATTTAATTTAACACTTTCACTTACACTTCTTTGTAGAGTAATTACACTATCTTGTATAAAAGTAGTTATTTGTGTTTCTTGGTCTTGTCCAAAATTTGTACCAGTAATTCTAGTTACAGTTGCTTGTGTAAGTTGTTCTTCATCTTCATCTATTGCTAAAGCATCAACAACTTTTAATAAATCTTCTAAATAATTTACATCAAGATAATTTATATCTAATTCTGTAAATTCTAAATCATCTTTTTTTAAAAAATCTTCAGCAAGATAATCTATATCTAAATCATTAAAATCTAAAATACTATCATTTTGTGCATTAGACACTTCTTCAGTTTCTAATTTTTCTTCTTTAGGTGGTGTAACAATTAACATATTATCAATAATATCTAGTGATAAATCTAATATTACTGGTTTGCTTGGAGAAGATTCAAATACACTTACTGTAGTTGCTTCATAAGGTTTATTTAAAATAACTGTACCCATAGCAGTAACTACTTCTATCTCACCACTAGAAAGCCCTAGAGCGTCTGGTAGCAGTATTATAAGACTACGACCTAATTCATCTACTGTAGCTGTAAAATCTGTACCTCTTATAGCTATATTTGCTGTAGGTGTTTTTAACTGTATATTTTGTTTATCTATACGATTAAGATTGCCTGTTATAAATCTAGCTGTTCCTAATCCAAAAGTAAGTGCCATCTTAGATTTGGATGGGTCAGGGTCATAAATATATTCATCAATTAATAATTGTGAATGTTCTGTAAGTTTTACAGTAGAATCATCAAGAAAAGTAATAGCCATTCTTCCATTAGTAGTAATAGCTTCATCATTACTTTGTATATTAAATTCTAAATTAGCTGTATATGGTTTATCTCTTAATATTTGAGCATTACCATTTAATTCTGAAATATCTCCTATATTAACAGCTTGTGCTTGTACCTTGGTCATTTTGAATGACGCAAACAGTACCATTATTACCATTAGATAGAATTTTAAGCCAGTCATTATCTTGTGTGCTCAGTTGTTGAATATTAAAGGTTCTATTATCACCTGTTTGGTCAAGATAAAAATATCCACCTGCATATCCTGAACCTGTAAAGTTTACAGTATTATCATCACCATCTACATCAACATAGTTAGTAGCACCATCATAATTTATATCAAAATCAAATGTGTTGCTATCACCATTAATAACCCAATCTAAATCTAATGTTGCAGCTAATGCGGTTGTTCCATGGTCTAATGTAAATGTATTAGAACTACCAGTTACATCTACATTATAATTTGAACTATCAATACCATATGTATCTGTAGGGTCTCCTTGTATAGTAAAAGTATTGCTATCACCATCAAACTCAAAGAAACCTGTTATAGAATCACCAAGAATATCACCTAAAAATTTATTAGTGTTTCCTATTTGATTTATATCTAAAGTAAGATTAAGACCATCTAAATCTAGTGGAGTCATACTTCCTGCAGCAGATTGTAATCCACCTATTATATTGCCTGAACCTAACTGCTCTAAATCTATATTAGCTGTAGCACCTGATTGGTCAACATATATTTCGTTGTCAGCCCCGTATAGCAGCGATGCACTCGTCATCACAACTAGGCTCATCAATTTTAATGTTCTCATATTCCCAATAGCCTCTCTCTATTCCTGTATATATTATATTTAATACTCCTGTCTCTATTGCTTTTTGCAAAGCTATAGAA